TTCCCATGATTCAAACCCATCTTTTTTAATTCCACTAACATCTCAGCTAATAAATTGTTTCCAACTTTGATAGCTTCTAAAGTCTCATTGCTAACCCCTGGCTTTTCTGTTTCAGTTACAGCTGTGCCGTCATCTATTTCCATGGTTTTCATGTTCCAATACTTTCCATCTTGGTAGCCATTCATTTTAACTTTATCGCCTTCTTTAAATTCTGATCCAATGTGTTCGTCAAAAGTAGAATATGTTTTCCCGTCGATAGTGAATGCATATCTTTTCCAGTTGTTTCCGTTAGTGTTTCCGTCGGTGGTTTCTTTCTTTTCTATTGTTCCTATGATTACGCTCATTCTAATTGATCTCCAAATTTAGTTAATAGTTCGTTGTTAAGTTTTTCAACAACAGTAACATCAGTAGTTAGAACTTTGAAGTCCCAATTATAACCTTTAGTATTTTTCATAAGTTTAATATATGCTGCTTCTTGTGGTGCTGCAAAATTAACTTCCTTTAGTTTGTTTTCTTCGTTTATGTCCATAGTATAGAGAGACCACGCCACTATATAAACCTTTCTATTTATTCATTATCTTTAAAGAATCCCATTAAACCTCTGTGCCTTCCAGGCTTTTTAATTGTTCGGGCAATTCATCATTATCTTGTTCAGTAGTTTCAGGATCTCTAGGTGTTCTGTCAGCATTAATATTATTAACTTCATCTTGTTTAATCTTCCATTCGGCTAGTTTTGTTTTGAGTTCTTCGGCCGTTATGTCTTTAGGAAAAATGGGCTTAGTGTTTTCATAACCTTCAAGAGTTATTTCTAAACTATCATTAACACCCTCGAATGATTCTTTTTTTATTTTTAATATTTTCATGCTATTTTTATAATCCAAAAAATTACGTTTGTAACGTCTCGGCTAACTCCTGTTAATTGTGTAACTACTACGGACGCAGTACCCGAAGCACTCATTTCAAGAACTGCCGATGAGCGAATTGTGCTAAAAGATGTAGTTGTTGGCATATAAAATTCGCTTCTTGCTCCCCCACATGTGGTATAATATCTTTTATTAGCTGTTAGGTTTAACCATCTTACTTCGGAAATTACTAAATACTTTCCTGCTTCGGGAGCTGTGAAAACTCCTGTTGTTGTGTTAAAGTTTCCCCCGTCATCTGTTTCGGAATCATAAGCAGTTACTGTTGTAGATGTATTATGTGAAATTGTTAAATCGGTGCTTCTTGTAGCCTTAACATAACATTGAGCGGGCATAGAAATAACCCCCTTATCTCCATGAACCTGGATAGCTGTTGTTTCCACTCCCCCATCATTAACCTTAATTAAAATATCCTTGTCTTGATCATCATTAACAATAACAGCGTCGGCTGCAACCGTTGCGTCGTGAGAAAGTTCTGAATCTGTGAAAGTCCAATTTCCTAAGTCCGGAGCAGCGATAGTTTCTATTTTATCATAAACAGCGTTCTTAGTTGGCACTTCCAAACTTCCATTCCAACCCGCGCCATAAGCTTCATCGGTAACAGTTACATCTCCGCTAACTATAACAGTCCCGTTAGCCGGAATAAACTTTAAATCTCCGTCATCTGTTTCAAATTCAATGTTGCTGCTATTTTCTGCAATAGTAAATGTAATATTAGAAGACGTTAGCATTTCCATATAACCCGCAGCCGTTAGAGAAAAAGCCGAAGTTCCATCTCCCCGCAATATTTCAAACATGTTATTGCTATCTGCTGCACTCCCTCTTTTTAGGGTTAAAGCTCCTCTTGTGCTATCAGTTGTAATTTCCGGAGTTGTGGAATTCTCATAAGCTTCTTGTAGTGTTTGGGCTCCTTGAAATAAACCTCTTTCATCTGCGAATTTTTTAACACCTGAATAGTTAGGTAGAATTAAAGGCTCTGTTTGATTTGTTCCTAATGGTAAAGCTTTAGGAGATAGCTTATTAACAAAATTAGGTCTTCGTCCGCTGTTCTTTCCGCCCATTATTATAAATTAGGATCCCCAGTTTGTTTAGTTGTTCCAGCTTCAAGCCCTTCAACATTAGGCCAATCAGTTTCTATAAAAACTGTCCCAGTTCCCACCTCAACAGTTCCACTAGTTGTTATAGTTGCCATAATAATTAAGAGAATAATAAGTATTTATTTCTTTCCTTTTTTCTTTGGAGCTTCTTCCACTTCTTCCACTTCTTCCACTTCTTCAACAGGTGCTTTTTCTTTAGGAAAGTTATAAACAGCGTCGATAGCAGCTGCCGCTTTAGGATTAATATCTTTAATTCTATTATATAGGGCTAGTTGTCCGGCTGCACTCATTTTAAGAAGTTAGAACATCAGTGATAAGCACAACAGCATTTGGATCTGTTAAATATGCCACTCCACTTTCTTCAATTCTTACTTTAGTTCCAATACCTGGCTCAACGATTGTGTGAGCTGTTGTAGATTTATACTGTTTGAATGTACATGCTCTTTGGGGGATTAATACTAGTGCATAATCTCTAGTTGCGTTTGTAGATACTTTAAACCTTATTCCCAATAACTCCATAACTACTCCAGTTCTAATCTTCTCACTTGAGAACCCTGGAATACTTGAACCCTTACCGCTAATCAACCATGAAACAACTGCTTCCATTGCTTCCGGATCCATATAACAAACTAAGTTAGAAGTATCGTAGTTTTGATCTCGAATTAATCTCTTAGCATGTTCTAAGTCTTTCACAATATCAGCTGCATAACTTGCCGCGTCCCATTGATCTCCACCAACCGCAGTAGTAGCGAATGTTTGAATATCAGAAGGAGACTGGCTTTCAGTCATTACATCCCAAATAGCTGCGTCTACCTTGCTTACAACGGCTCTAGTGATGTCTCTAATAGAAGTAGCTAAAACGTCTAAGTCTGCGCTTTGGATATCTTCTTGAGAAATAAAACCTTCGGCCATATACTTCTTAGGATAACTAGTAAATCTTGTCCAGGAAACTTCTAAGTTTGCCGGAGTAGATAAAGGAGAAACTTCAATATTCTGTGGTGCTGTTGCGGATAGTCCACCCGCTGTCTTCCTATACCATCTAATGGAATCTCCACTCATTGAAGAAACTTGACAATCTGCCTTAAATACATATTCAGCGTCAGCAAAACCTTTAGCTAACTTATCAATATCTAAGCCTCTAATGTCTGCCTGTTCAACTGTGTCTGCCATTATAGATCAACCCTCACTTGTATTACTTCAGCTGCTGCTGCTGTTTCCAGAGCATAACCAATTATAACTGCACCACTTCCCGCACTAGCTGCCTCTGCTGCCATTACATGATTTGGGTACGTTCCAACATCGTCCGCTATTTGAACTGCTGCACCAACTGTAATAGCTCCGCTTGCTGTTAAATCAAATATTCCTTTCTTGTGTAAACCTAATCTTGTTCGTCCATCAGAAGCGATCTTTTCTCTTGCTGCAATTCCTGCAATAGGTTGTTTAGTAGCACTTGCTAAAACTGCTGTGTTAGGATCTGTTAAAGCTAGAATAGCACCTTTTTCAATACCTGTTCCATCTGCAACTGTAAAATCGTGGACTACATCACCTTGAGAACTTTCTGCATACCTCTTTATTGCTTCGTTAGCCATGGATATAGGGGGGTACAGTCTTATTTAAACACTACGGCTAAAGCTTCCCCTCTACTAATAGCTGCCATGCCTTGAGGCCTAGCCCTAAAGTACCTAAAATACATAAAAAAGCTAAATAATAATCACACATGTTCAGATCCCTCTTTATTAATATGGTCTTTCTTTAGTCCAATAGGAGCAACAAAAACAGCTTTATCGAGTTGGTTAGGCTGTAATAAAGCGTTTGGGTTTGTTGGCTTTGGCACATTCTTTAATCCTAAAACCTTTCTCAAACTTCTAACCATTAACTTAATTGGTTTATATCTCTCTTCAATATAGGGGTTAGGACAAACAGCATTAACAACATTGTCTAGCTCTTCTTGTGGAAAAGCTATTTTATATAATTGCACCGGAGCCACGATTAATCGTCTATGAATTACATTCTTGCCTTGCTTAACCTTCTTACCTTTCTTATAAACTGGATAGAATTGAGCGCTAAGGTCTTCTTGCCATCGCTTAACGCTGTTAGCTTCGCCACCAACTAAACAATATAGTTCCATCTTAAGGGATTTCGTTGGCCAAAACTTTGTCTTTATATTCTTCCGGGGTTAGTTCCTTTGGAGCTTCTTTTTGAGGAGCACCATTAGTAACACCACCTAACCTCTGCATAGCGTTAGCTTCGTTAATTTCCTTTAGAACTGCTGCGTTTTTCTCTAAAGCTTCTTCTGCCCTTTTTGCTGCGGCTTCCGTTCTTTCCACCAATGAGGTAGCCCTCGAACTTTCTGCCGGAGCTGTTGCGCTTTCTCCTTCTCCCGCTGCAACTTTGTCATCTTCCGCTTTTTTCGTTTCGTCATTTTTTTCCATGTTAAAAACCCCCTTACAATAAACTTACCAAAAATCATTTTTTCTGCCCCAATACTTAAAGAACTCTAATCCCGCACCGAATAATATAAGAACAAACCCCATATATTTCTCGGTTAAGATCCATTGTGTTCCCGTCGCTGTTAGGGCTAAAGCTGTTGTATTAATAATAGTTTCTATTATCGGTTTATGGTCTTGTTTTTTATTCGTCATTATTCCCTTAGGTTTTGTAGTTTAAAATATAATGCTTCATTTGTTGGAGTTATTAAAGCCCCTTCTGCTGCCCTCTGTTTAGCCTCGAATATAGTTTCCCTAGCGGATAAAATCTTGGCTTCTATTTGGTTAATGTTCTCCGGGTTTGCTTTTAGTTCATCACTAACTAAAATAAGCTTCTTAATCCTTGCTTCTGCGATTGCTAACTCTTCTTCATACTTAGCAATATCTCTTAAAACTTCTCCGGGATTTCCTATTTCTCCTTGTGCTGCACTATCTGTCATCGATGAAACTGTACTCTCAACCTCTCCAATAGTCTCTACGATTGTCTCTACTTCCCTCGTTGGCATTCTAACCCATTGATCAACATAAGCAGACGCGTCAAAATCAAAAAACTTTAAATCTCCTAAGAATGGCTCCAGTTTTGAACCTAGTTTTTGATTTGCTGTGAGGCCTTTTTCTAGTTCTTCCCTCTGTATTTCTTGCAGCAATTTTTGCCTTGCTGTCTCCGGGTTTCCAATTAAGTCCTCAATTTCAAAGTCTCCGTCCGGATCAATAGCCTTCTTTATCTTATTATCTGGAATTCCAAAAAGTTTCTGTAATGGCTCTGCCGGCGTAAATAATGAAGGGACTGTTTGCTGCTGTTCTTCTGTTAATCCCAATTCTACACTTTCCGGCCTCTCTTCAAATACTCCCGTTTCTTCTGCTGTTGGTAGGAATTCATCTTTTTGAATTTGTTGCAGATCTTCTTGTTGTCTTTCTAATTGTTGTTGTTGGGATATAGCCGGTATTTCTTGAGCCGGAAGAACAAACTGCTGCCCGCTTTGTTGCAAAAACCCGGACTTCTTACCACCTGATCCGCCCGCTCTTTCTGCTTGCTCTATAAGTGCTAGCTTTCTTTCTTTCTCTTCTTCTGAAAGATTATTAAAGCCTCGTGGCTGTTCTCGTCCGGTTACTCTTCGCTTTTTTTCTTCTTTGCTTTCTGCCATTATTCTCTTGTTATAGTCGCTTCGCTATCCTTTGGTTGTATCCCTAGCTGTCCCGTGTTCTTCTCTTCGTCCTCGGAGACAACACCGGATAAACTTGGCGGTCTATTAAATTTAATTTCGATTGCTAACTGTGCTCTTAAGTCTGCTTCTAATAGTGTTTGCTCGTTTGTATAGATTGGCTCGAATGTTAAGAACCCAACCTTTCCGCCGGCCTCTGTGAACCCCTCACTTGTTGCCATAACCCTCGGCACTCCAACCGCGATATAAAAGTAGTTCTCTAAGCTTGCTATCCATGCTGTTGGATCCTGGATGTTTATGTTTTCGTCTTTGAACTCAACAGTTCCTTTAGGAATTATTAAAACCTCTCCGTTCTCGATAGCCTCTTTATATTCAGACTTAAGCTTATTTCTTTTTGTTGTGTTGTCAGTATCAACTTCTATAATTCTAACTGGCACTCTGTTTCTATGTAACACTACACGATAGTCCGCTCTTGCTTCATTAATTGCGTCTATAACCCACTTGCAAGAATCTATAACACTAACTCCATGCGTTTCGTCTGCTATTCGATCATTACATAAATGGAGCACTTGAGAAGTCTTAAGATCTCTAAATGGCTTACCTTTCTTCATCTGTTGGTATTTCTTAATAAGGCCGTTAGATCCAATTATAATTCTCATTCTCTCCGGGCTTATAGGTTTAAGATTAATTATAGTTCCTTTTTCGCTTTTTATGATCTCTGCGAAACTATCGCCAACGATCTTCTTAACTACAACCATGTTTTGTAGAATGGACTGGATACTGTCCTCTCCCCAACCGCTTATTTTATCTAGCTCTATCTTAGTTCTGTTATCTGTTGTGAACCCTTTGCCAACTGTCCAAATAGCTAACAGATCAATAGCTTTCTTTAGTTCCGGGATTGTTTTATAATAGCCGAAGTTTATAGCAGCTTCCGGAAAGTCTTGCTCTATGTCTTGATTGCTTGGAGCGTCTAAAGCCTTAGCAGCGACGCTATAATCGGCCATTTTAACGTCGGTCGTTGTTGTTTGTGCTATGTCTAATTCTGCCATTTTATAAGTCTAAGTCAAAAGGTACTAAAATAGTACTCCTAGATCCTAAATCCCCCCCGTCTCCGAATGTTCTGTTAGCGGGATCTATGCCTATTCCTGTTTCTGCGTTTCCGCTGTCTTTTCTACTTTGTAGCTCCACACTTAATCTAAATTTTTCCCCTCTTTTAAATGTTTGATCTAAGTCCGGAATTAGCATTGTTATCATCTGGTGCTTTTTCCCGTCTGCCACTTTTATAGGATTTACGGTTTGACTTTGAACGGTCGAACCTATTTGCGTTTCTGTTGCGGCTGCATTTACATGATATAGCTTTATAATTAAATAATAGTATAATTGATCATCTATGGAATTTTCCCCCCACATTGCGATGTTGGTTATTACATCGCCCTTAATGTGTCTCGATGTGTTAAACTCAACATCAAAATCTAAATCAAACGCTTCCGCAAAAACTCCTGAACCCGCTGCATTATCTTCTCGCTCGTTTATAACCGAAAAAACTGCACTATTAGAAGTTAAAAAGTAACCTGTGCCTGTGCTATCTTCCTCCGTTGCTAAATAATAATTGACAATACCCTCGCCGCTTGCTATATCTTTAAAACTATAACTAGCAACGGCTTGCTCTTCGGGAGTTGGAAAGTTTTGAGGCATAACAGCCATTTAAGCCTCGCTAACAAAGGCTTGTTGGTCTTTGCCTTTCAATAGTTTAATTGCTTCAACTAAACGCGCCCATAACAGATTAAGCATGTTAAGCACTTCTTGTCTGCTAGTGTATCCACTCATGTCGTAGTTAATCGCGGCTGTTGCTGCATGACAACTAACAGCTTCTTCTAAGATCTTCTTTTTATCGTCGTTTAAACCGCTATAAGTGTCTGTGTAATTAATACGGGTTAATAGATTAACATAGCTTTCAGCTTGATTAATAAGTTGGGTATATTGTGCGCTTGTCAAAGCTGTGCTAACGTTAGCCCCGGCCTTTAGCTTAACTGCCCCGCTGTCGGCCATTGTTTCAACCATTATTGGCAAATCTCCTTAATTGGTCTGTTAAATCTTGTATTGCTTCAACTAGCGCAGCGTCTTTAGCTTCCAAATCATATTCTTTCTTATTAACCACCACTTTCTCCATGTTAAAAAGATGTGATCCATATATTTAAATCTTTGTACTGGACACACCACGCGGCTCTTATAATCCCCTCTACTATGTGTGTATAGTTCCCAAAGATCCTTAAACGCGTGGGCTGTCCGTCTTTCATCACATATTCATACTGAACACTTCTAAAGCTCTCTATTAAGTCCTCATCGTCTAAAAGCTGTATTCTGCCTTGTTCCATTAGAGCAAGAAGGTTAGAATATAGATCTTCCTTCAAAATCTTGCTTCTTCTGTCTCCATCTCGGTTTAGCACCCTTTGGGCGTTGTCAATAGCCACAACTTTCCGTTTAAGCTCGTCAATCACTAATAAATGGTCTAAAACACTCACTCCCAACGTTCCGGCTCCCGCGTCTATGAAAACCTTGCGAAAATCATATAATTTGTCTAAATCTACAATCCTTTGCTCCGTTTCTGTCGTTAGTTTCTTAGTTGTAACGATATTTTCTATTTGAATGAGCTTGTCCTTGCCAATTTTGTCTATAATCTCGAACGTTCCCTCATCTTCTCCCATTCTAGCTATGTCGCAACCCATGAAATACTCTCGATCCTTGTGGATGTGTTCCCTTCTCTTTCCTGTCGCGCATTTCTTTATTATTTCGTCGCTAAAGAACCTGTGAAGGTCTTCCATGAACTCTCCTAAGAACTCTTGCGCATATTCTCGCTTGCTCATCCTAACCTTAGCTTGTGCTATTAATCTAAGCGCACCCTCTCTAGCTTGCTCTGTCCAACTAGGGCAGATCTCTCTGTTCTCAATAACTGTCTCGCTTGTAATACTGAACCTTGTATAAGAATCATAAGCTCCCTCTTTATTAATCCAGGTATTGTAGAACTCGCCCGTTGCCCCATATGGAGTAGAGAGCTTGATTCTTGATCCGCCTGTTGTTAGAAGCATAGGGGCAATAGCAGCCTCAACCTCTGCCGGCGTTCTAGCATTCTCATCCTCATAAGATCGCCCAACTGTTAAACCTCTTATTCCTAACCCACTACTACCAACCGGAAGGCAGTATATCTTAACTCCATTCTTTAGTTCAATTTTAGTTTTAGTCGGCCTGGCCTTTCCCATAACTATAAGGTTCCTATGATTGTTCATTAGATAGCTTAGAGTTTTCTCAAAAAGATTGAAGGCCTGTCGTTCTGTTGGTGCTGTCATTAGAACACATCCTTTATTAGTTGGATTAACAGCCCATTCGCTTGCGTCAATAGCGCAGATCTCTGTTTTGCCAACCTGTCGCCCACAGCATAATATCTTATCTCCCTTGCATGCTATAAATTCCTTCTGCCAGGGATCTAGTTTAAACCCTATCATTGTTTAAAATGAATAAAGCGTTTGGGAATGGTGGCGCTTTTCCGTTAAATTTAACTCTCTCGTTGAATAAAAGTAAATGTGCGTTTGCCTCATGTAGTAACTTATACCATTTTGTGGAACAGTCCAATTTTAACAATAAAGCAATTTGTTTTCCTTTTTTGCTTTCCTCTATCGCTTTCTCTACCCATGGGAGAGGGTTAGAATATGGGGGGTTAACATAAGTCTTATTAGGCCATGCTAAACTTAAGCCGTCTAATATAGGCTCGGGGTTAAAAGGGCATGGATCAAACCAACCCTTGAATAAATCCAATATCCACTCGGGCGTGTGATAGCTATCCATGGTTATAAGTTATATCATCATGGCAGTCCGGGCATAATGGCTGTAATTTAGAAGGATCGCATAGGAGTTGCTCTCGGATTTGTTCAACTATATCATCCCAATTTAGCACTCCGTCTTTATGATGAACCTCTATCTTCTGTTCTCGGCCTTTAGCTCTTGACTGCTTAACTCCACATTTGTCACAACAGTAACCTGTCGACTTTAAGGCCTCACTTCTCTCTTTGGATCTAAGCCATAATT